TCCCCGACGCTCGTCCGATCTCCCGCGCGATCACCTGTTTATTGGACATAGGCGGGAGCCTCCTAACGCAATTGCAATACGCGATACGATTAGGTAATCCATTATCAATACGCTTAGTGACACACAAACATGCGAAAACATTAGGGTTTTGCACTATTTGTCCTCTTGGTTGCTGTCGTATGCTTACGCACAGTTGCTTTGCTTGGAATATCAATTGGCTTTATGTCTAGCTCTTTGAGCTTACGTTGTAGCACAATTTCCTCGCCTCTATGTAAGATATGAGTGATGCGAGCAATTCCCACCTTCATCAGCTTTGCGATGGCGCGATACGTCATGCCTTCCTGCCTCCGTTGATAGGCAAGCTCGCAGTCGTACTTCTTGAGCCATTCGCTAAGGTCTTCCTCTTTCTCGACGTAAGCGTTAGCGGGGTATGAGATCCAGCCCTTAGCGACCGCATCAGTCACGATCTTCGGAGCTTGATTGAGAAGCGTGATGCGAGCTTGAGTCTCCAAGATGTCAGCCTTAGTGATCTCTCCATCTTGTACCTTCCTGCATAGATAATGCTTTGATGCCATATTAGAAGCCGGTGAGACGTTCCAGTTCTTCCTCAAGCTCATAGATACGACGACGCTGTACATTGGTCTCGCGCTCTAGCTTACGAGCAAAGTGCATTGCCAAGAATACAAGCGACTCTGGGTATTGTTTCTCAATACGTCGCAGCTCTTGATCGCAGCGTGGAGTGTCGGTCTCTGGGTCTTCCCAGAACATCTCAGTGTTAGTCATGGTGTTAAATGGTTATTGTATATCAAAATGGAATGTCATCTTCGGGACCAATAGGATCTCTAGCACTAACTGTATTTTGCTTTGTCTCTTTGTGTCGTTGGTCCATATCAACATAATTTCCAAGGATCGGACCTTTCTTGCCTTCCTGTCTGGCTTGCTTGCTCACTGATTGAACGATCATTCCGTCATTACCGTATTGATCGCGTCCAGACTTGTTTGGGATTAGAGCAACGTCGAGATAAGTTCCAGACTTGCCTTTGAACAGAAACGACTTGTCGATCTTCGTAACGTCAATCTTGCCGATATGCATGGTGTTTGTGGGGGATTTGTACCGTCGTGGGTCAGTTTATCAGAATGGTTTACAGTGTCAACCCATCGTTGGGTTTTAGGTATCTGGAGCAATCTCTCCAAATCGGCAATACTGTCCGTCGTACCAGAGCTTAACGGCTCCGCATTCACCGTCACGCTGCTTGGCAATGGCGATGATTGCTTCACCACACTTCTCGGATCTGTCGCGGTTCAGAAGCATAACGAGGTCAGCGTCTCGTTCAATCTGTCCAGAGTCGGCAAGATCGGTGAGCTTAGGTGATCGACCCTTCTCCTTCTCGTTCTCTCTGTTGAGTTGCGCCAGCGAGACGACAGCAACGTTACACTCGGTGGCAATGCTCTTAAGTCGTCCGCTTACTTCGGCGATCTCGTAGGTTCGTTTCTCGGCAGACTTTGAGCCGTGGATCTTTTGCAGATAGTCTATCAACACCAACTTAACGCCCCACTTACGAACCGCTCGACGAATGGTGGCAGTGATTGCTGCGATGTTGCTTACAGATGAACCAGACACAAAATGGAGAGGACTGGATGCGATCCGAGAGCAAGCGTTGCTCATAGCCTTCATTCCACCTTCCGTCATGTTTCCGGTGCGTATGTCTCCCATCGGTACTGACCCGATAGTGGAGACCATGCGGCGGACGATTGACTCGTCTGACATCTCCAGCGAAACGAACAGGGTTGGAACTTTCCCAACAACAGCCGCTGCTTGAGCAAATGCAATCGCCATGGCGGTCTTACCGATGGACGGACGAGCGGCTAGGATCGCCAGTTCTCCAAGCTGGAACCCGTCAGTCATTTGGTCCAGCCGATAGAGTCCAGAAGTGATCCCAGACAACTGACCTTTTCGCTGGAATCGCTCTTGGGTTGCGTCGATGAATCGACCGACAACTGACTTTGCAGGTTGGAGCGTCTCCTTAGAGGCGTCAATGGCAAGCCCCTGTTCCGCATTAGAGACGATTTGATCGACGTTGAGGGTGGAGACAGCGGACTCCCGAAAAAGACGGTCTCCAGCGATTCGTAGCTGGCGACGGTGAGCGGCTTCAAGAACCCCTTTGGAAAACATCGGATAGCTTGCCGGTGACGGAGAAGCTTCCATCGCTTTGTTCCAGTCTTCAAACGGGACTGGATTTGAAGCGAAGGATTTCTTCCATTCCCGCATGACTTCGGGAAGTGCGATTGGTTTGGACTCAGCGACCAGTGACTTCAATACGTCGAAGGTCATCGCCAGAGTCTCAGTCTGAAACGCTGAGGTCTGGATCTCAGCGAATGCATCGGAGCAGGTATCAACCCCACCATTGAGGCAACAACCGATGACGGCAAATTCGTCGTCTATAGCGTAAAAAGGATCGTTCATTGGTAGTCCGCAATGTTGAGGCTGAGGTTGACGGATTTGGCATGTGGTTGTTGTTGCTGCTTTCCAGTTGGGAATATTCCCTTCCAACCAGAAGCGATTGAGTTCTCAACAGCAGATGGGAACTCAGCAGGAGAAAACTCATTGGACCACTTAGTGAGTGATGCTGTGAGTCCGGTCTTCTTGTATCCCTCTTTACGCTCCGATTTGTACTGAAGCCAGAGCTTGACGGCTTGAAGACAGTTCTCTGTCTGAAAGCTGTTTGGTAACTCAACACCGAAGCCAACATCCCACGGCGACTTTGGAGCCTTCGTCTTCTCTGTCTTTTCTATCTTCTCTATCTTCTCTTCTCTATCGGTTACCCCGTGGGTTACCCGTGGGATAACCTGATCGTCTTCTGGGTTAACCCGTGGGTTATCTCTGGGTTTCTTTGGTCTTCCCCCTTTCCCACCGTTTGACCAAGAGGCAATAAGACTTGCGTTAACCTCGTCCCATTGGTGAACGACAAGACATCCGTCTTCTACCCTGCAATATGTCTGGATCATGGCGTTCCAGAATGTGCTGGCGTCACCGTTCCACTTGCAAACAGCGGATAAGATCTCGGAGTTCCATTCTGGGAATCGGCTCGTCTTTCTGGTCTGGCAATGTGACCAGAGCCTTAGAACGTGGATTGGTGCTGTTTCGGTGTTGAGAAGACGGGCTAGAAGTCGCGTCTTCCAATGGTCTAAGAAGTCAGTTTCTACGATCATGTAACAAACAGAAACCCCACCCAGACCGTGGTAGGAACTCGCGCACAAGCAACGCGACGTACACGGAAAGGGTGGGGAAAAGTTGGTTGAACATGGCTTGTGGTATGGTTTGTCCTCGCTCGCTTCCTACGGCTCGCGCTGACTCCTTACTGCTAACTCGGCTTCGGTCCTTCGTCCAGAGAAAACTTATCGTAGAACTCGGCTTTCGGTCGGACGTAGAAGTAGCCCTCGCGCTCGTAGACGACGCACAGCCGCTTGGTCTCACCGATGCGGAGTTGGGCTTCGGAGATGAACTCCACGATGACGTTTTGGTTGGATTTAGATCGGAATCTCATTGGGTTTGTCGGTAGTGAGTTGTCGGGTAAGCTCCACGGTTACCGCAAAGTATGCGGAACTTCTTGGACTCCATCTCTCCGATGCGGACTGACCGAGAGAGAACGATTCCAGCAGCATTTGGAGTGATGTTCCAGATTTCGGCCCATTGGTTGGTTGTGTGCCATCCATCAGGGACTTCTTCTGGCTGGTTAGCTATGGCGAGCCGTAATCGCTTTAAAAGCTCGGCAGGTGCCAATTCTGTTCGTTCTGAGGCCATTGATGGAGGTAGAGTTGCGCTGAGTCTTCGGTGTATTCACCAAACACAATCCCATGGGACCATGCTAGGGTTGATCGTCGTTTTCCCGAGTAATCCATTGCAGGAACGTCTGCCAAAGTACCGACGCAAAAGCCGAGTGGATTTCCCATTGTTCGACCAGTCGCTTGACCTGCTCTGTGAGCATGAGCCACAACGCAATTGCCAAAAGTCTCAGCGGAGTCACGCAAGAAGTTCTCACCAAATAGGACTCCATGTCCCCATCGAAATCCACCCAACTGATAAAACGATCTGTCATGGCAGTCATTGTGTTTGATGAATGTGTGGCAGTGTTTCTCAATTGGTTTTAGCATTCGTTCCCATACAGCCTCTGCGAATCCACGGACAACAGCGTTGTGATGGTTCAGATACTTCTTGGCTCGCTCGTCATGGTTCCCAATCGTGAACACCGTGGGTCGAAGCTCGTCTAGAAACTTGGCTCCCTCTTGGATGTCGTCGAGATAGTCATCGGCTTGATCCGAGTCTTGAGGGTCGCGGAGTGATCCGCTGCGTAATGATGCAAGATCGTATGCGTCTCCCAGATGAATCAACTCGTCTGGTTTGAATTTCTCTCGGAAGAGCAAGACCGCAGCGAGTGCATCTTGATTGGCTCGGTTCCCATGGCTGCAACCAACCGCCATGACTCGGCGACGGTGCTGTGTGATGTTCACAATGGTTAATAAGCATAAGCGTAACGCTCAATCAAGACACACTCGCTCGGCGTAGTGTTAATCTTTCCTCAACTTACGTTTGCGGACCATCATGACCCAATAGGGAGAGACACCGTACTTTGCTGACAATTCTCGTATGGTTGATGTCTGGTGAGAGTTGCGGACCGCATCGACAATCGACTTGTCAATGTGTCTACCAGCAGGACGGCCACGCTGACGCTTTTTCGGCTTAGTCGGTCTGGATGTAATAACGGGTTGCGTTTCGACGGTCTTGTGGACTCCCAAGAGTCTTGAGATTGCGTCTTTAGTGAGTCCGAGTGTTTTTAGTATGCTCATTGAATAGTTCTGGATGGAATGTTAGGACGTGGAAATCTAGGACGTGTCGGAGATATGCTCCCCAAGATTTGAAACCGAGTTTCTCTGCTTCTTTCTGCAATAGTGTCAGTGTTTTGTAATCTAACTCAAACGAGGTGTTCACTTTCTGGTTCATAGGTCACTATGAAATCAAAGTTGGTTTGCCAACTGTCGTTCAACTGGTTGTAGCTGTTTGTCTTGATCTTCCACGTTCGCGGGTCGCGGGTGGCTTTGGTATGTCGGCACCGGATGCGAACGTCGATGTTTTGAAGAGCAGTGTTACGCAGCAGGTGGTCTGGTGGCATTTCGTGTAGGTGTTTGATGCTCATGGGTATTCCGTAAGTGACTTGATGTACCTCTTCCTCTCAGCCGGTTTGGCGTCGATGATGTACTGAAGTGCGCCACAAGCGTTCAGACTGGCGGTGTGTTCCCATTCCTCCTTCTTGTCGTACAATTCATGCCATCGCTCGTTGGAAACGACGACAACTTGTCCGGTTCGCTTGTGCTTGAACACGAATGCGGCAGGGCCGATGGGGACGTTCACAGCTTCCCCTCCTTCTCTTCCCACAGCATCAGATCCGCTCGCATGGCGTCGTTTTCATCCTCCAGCCGCTTGATGCGCTCATTGGCACTCTCAAGATCCTGATAGGCGTTCGCCTTATCGATGTTTTCTACCGTGCAGAGCGCAGCCTCCAAGTTTTTGATGCGCTCGATGGCATCGTTGAGTTCGCGTTCTAGTTGTTTGCAGAAGTCGGATTCTACAAAGTCACCCAATCCATCCGGATAGTTAATCCATCCAAGTTTTGCATCTCCTCTTTTCACAATAATATCAAACGTCTGCTCATTAGTCCTCGGTGTATCGCTCACGGCTTGGCCTCCTTGGCTTTGGTCCAGTCGATAAACGTAAACGGGTTGTGATTGTTGGCGAGTGCATCACCCGCCTCCTCCAGCCGTTTGATGCGCCGGTTTGCCGCTGTGAGTTCGCGCTCAAGTTTTGAACACTCGCTGGCTACCGCTACTGCTGGATCATGTTCGTCCAACCTAGCTCTGTCTGTCCTCGGTGTATCGCTCACGGCTTGGCCTCCTTGGCTTGTTTCCACTGTGCTATCCGATCAGCAGATGGTGGCGTGAATGCTGCCAGTCTATCCCCCGCTTCCTCCAGCCGCTTAATTCGCTCGTTGGCTTCGTCCCGTTGATGAATCAAACGGTTTAGTTCTTCCATGATTTCCAACGGACATTGGACAAGCTCTCCTCCATTGTTTGGCATCGAAATCCATCGTTCTTTGCCCTCTCGAATGACACTGTAATATTTGCTCATGGTTTCCTCCTTAGCTGTTTGCCGAACTTCTGAAGGCAGTCTCCGATTGAATCAGAAAGGTCCTCCAAGTTGCTGATGCGTTCTTTGAGCCGTTTAATCTCGTTTCTGAGGCACCGTTCAGATCGTCCAAGCTCGTCATCGCCGACTAAGCTCCAACACTCATAAGTGTTGTCGATCCGCTTCGGTGAATAGCAGAACGGGCAGCTCACGGCTTGGCCTCCTTGGCTTTGGTTTTTTTAATAGTTGTCACGATTTTGAACCTTATGATTTAGGTCGTTGTAGCGTTCGTTCCAATAAGACACGCTGTCCTCCAGCCGCTTGATGCGGTCCATGTAGTGATTCCTGTCACCATCGTATTTGTCCCACAAAGCGCGGAGACGGTTTTCAAGTTCGGCAATGTATTGCTCCTGCGATAAATGGCTTTTTATTGATTGCTGCAATTGTGGTTGATGTAAACCTGTATTACCAACAGTCACAAATGGTGTTGGTGCAGGATTTTGGTAAAAGTTCATTTGCTGTCCTTCCATCTAAATTCAGGAAGATTTACTTCTATTTTTTCCGGCATAAATTCGTCGGCTGACGGCCCTAGCAATGGATACCACAAGTCTGCGTAACCCATTCCATAGGATGCTCCGGTTTTCTGCCAGCCTGAACGAGCTAGTGCGTCCTCTACTGCCCACCTAAATTGTGGGGGTGTAACTTTGATATTTATTTCACTTTTCATATTATTCAACATCAACTCTTTCTCCAAACATAGAAACAAATTGATCAAAACTGCCTTGAACTAACTCCTCCAGCCGCTTGATGCGTTGTTGAGCGGCATTTAGTTCGCGTTCCAATGTGCGAGCAAAGTCTGCGTCGCAAATGTTATACTTTGCCTCAGGTGGAAAGAATGCCTCCTTATCCGTCCTCGGTGTCTCGCTGACCATTTTGTTGGTGTCACCAAGATGGTTCATTTCGCCTCCCTCGCTCGGATCATTGCGTCGGCTAACGCGTATGCACATTGTGCGTCAACGTCCCAAGTTGGGCCACCTCCATCAGCCAACAACCCCTGCAACGCCGCCACCGCGAAGTAGTCTCTAATTGTCATTCCGAATTGATCAGCCCTGTTTCCTCCGGGGTGATATCCCATCGGAAACGCCGGTCCTCCGTCGTTGATTGGTTGGTTGGTCATTTCAATTCCTCCTCCATCACCTTCACCATCGGAACAAAGTCCAGACTGTTGCTCTCGTCGATTGCGATGCCCCAGTTGTTCCTTCGGCAGCACAGCTCGGTTGCGTTGAAGACCTCCATCATCGTCTTCTCGGGTAGGTAGATGGACAACAGTCCTTTGAATGTGAGACGCATGGTTTCTGATTCGTTGTCGCTCATTTCGCCTCCTTCTTATCCATCCACTCTCGGATGATACGGTCAATTGCATGGTTCATTTTGATTCCTTCTCGTTTGCACAGTTCTTTCAGTCGAACGTGCGTTGTCTCGTTTATGTATACGGTTTTTGATTTCACAGGTACTTTTTGACTTTGTTCCAGTAAGAAATTGTCGCTGTTTTCTTATCACCAGCGGGACCTCCTCCGTTCCATTTGCGAGCCAACTGCTCTGTTGTGCAGCCTTTGCCGTAGTGCGTGAGATAGATCTCGCAAACTCGACGAGCCGCAATTCGGTTTGTCATCTGCTGGTGGGTGTATCTGGTGCCAGCGACGCGGTTTGCATCGATCACAACACTCTTGTGGATCTGCAATGCTCCAATGGCTCGACCATTATCTCCGATTGCCATATCATTTCCGTTGGACTCCACAGCGATCAGAGCCGCGATCAAAGGTCCCAGATTCATCGGAGACCTTTCAGCCAAGCGGCGGCAATGGCTTGGAACACTTCGTCGGCTTTCAGCAGTCGTCCGGTCTGGTCTGCGATCCAAACAAGCTCTCGGGTATGATTCCATACGTTGAGCGCACGGTGCGCTTCTTCAATGCTTCGATGTATCGAAAGCGTCTTGTTGTCTTTGTCTTTGCAATGGTACTTCATGGTATTTGATGGGTGTTGATGGGTGTTGATTGTTCAAAGTGCGTTCATCCAATTTTCCTCAATGAAAACCATTACCTCAAGAACCGCCGTTTCGCAGTCTCCATGGATTCCAGATCCAATCGGAGTCATTGTGCGCTCAAAAAGTATTCTATAAGGAGTTTCCGAAAACTCTCTTTTAATCATCGTTTCGAGGTTGCCCAAGATGCGATCAACATCTTGCTCGCGACAATCTGATCCCCAATAGGAAATCTCGGTGGGAAGTTGAACCGTAATGTTTGTGTCCTTAGTCATGGTATTTGATGGTATGAGTTATGGTTCACCTTACTTGCTGTATGACCCATCAAGCGGACCACCGAGAAGGAAAATCTGGGTCGATTTGAATTCTCCGTCAGACTCGACACCGTACCAACCTCTACCGTCTTCGCTCCACCATCCGGTGGACTCGACAACATAAGCCCCGCAGGTGATGCAAGCTTCATCGTCCCAGAAAGCAGTGACGGTTTCGGTGGCGTTCTTGATTTCGCTGGTTTGGTTCATCGTATTCGTTCAGTTTTTCTTCGGCTTGATTGCCGTCGATGGAGATACCCTAAACCCAACGTTGGGATACTTGCAACAGCAAAATGCATTTTTCCGCATCTTTTTTCAGATTATGCGAAAACCTGCGAAATCCTTAGGAAAATGCGGTGTTTCTTGAGGTGAACCCAACCCGTCGCGGACTCTCTCCGCGCACCATGCCGCACTTTCCGAAGGCTATTCAGCGTTAATTCTCACGCTGCAACCAGAGTGCTGGAGAGCGTAGGTTTTCGTAGCTGTGATCTGGTAGACCTGCGAGTCGTCGAGCCAGACTCGCTGAGTGTCTGTGATCGCATCGGTCACCGCTTTGATAAGGTTGTCCAAGTCTGGCTTCTTGGGATGCCAGACCGGAGATTTCGGCTTCGGGATGCCGTGTCGGTCCAGATGCGCTTTTGGTCTCGGAAGGAAGAAGTCTAGCTGCAACCTAATCGGACCCGTCATAAGCGATTCTGGAGCGTTTGCGGCGGCTTCCTGACGCACCGCTTGCTTCCACGCATCGGCTGAATCTGGAGTGTAGACTCCAGCGTGATTTCCACGGCGGAACGCTTTGACTCGGGGTTGAGCCTTCGGAATTCCGCTGACATGGAAATCAAGATGCATGACTGATTTCGTGGATGCGGCCAGTCACGCGAGGGTTTGCGTACCACCAGCCGGTTGGACTCTTGTCAGCGGTCGCATCGCAGTCTCCGTCGAACATGACGTAGGTGCCAGCGACTAGCTGGTCCACGATCTCCATGTCGTCGCGGTCAAATGACCTGAACTGGACCCGTTGCGAGTACGGTTTGCCGTTCCCCAACGTGCGCTGCTCAAACTCAATAACAGCCAGCAGGAACGTCTTGCCGTCGTCTGTGGTGATCAGTTCTGCGTCTCGGTACAACTTACCGAAACCTCGCGCCCACAAATGTCTCATCGGGTGTATCCCTCCAGTCGAGCCGGTGAGTAAGACGGAGACTTCACGATCTTGCCGTCGCTGCGACGAACAATGTGTCGGTTGTCTCCAACGCGAATGGATCGGCAGTCAGCAGGGATGGAGTCGATCTCGTCGTCAGACCAACACTTGCTCATGTTTGAGCGATGGATCTCGCAGAAGGCTGCATCGACTTGATGCGGACTGAAGCCAGCAGCGAGCGCGGCTCCATAGACGACGTAGAGCAAGTCCCCAACAGCATCGAGATATTCCACCTTATCGGTGGCCTCATTAAGTTCTTGGGCTTCCTCGTCGATCAGTCGATACCGGAGATTTTGCGTCACCGGATCCGGCATGACTGGAGTGGCTGGAACGTATTGCTGAAACGTCCGCATGAATTCGCGGACTAATTCCATCGGGTGGGTTTGGTTCATTTGATTCGGGTCAGTGTGGGTTGAGAGGCTTTCGATTCGATACATCCGTCAAGCAGAGCGGTCAGCTTCGCTTCCAATTCTTTTCCTTTGGCTCCGGTTGCAGCTTTCACCGCATCTTTCAGCTTCGTTTTGTTCAGCGTGATTGCGGGACTCAACTGCTCGTAGTTTCCGAGTTCCAAGAACCGAGACGCAACCATTTCGGAATTCGTAACGGATTCGCGCACCGATCCTTCTCTGAGTGTCCAGCCATCGACGGACTCACCTTCAGCAAGCCTCCGTCGAGCCTCAGTGCGGCAAGCTTCGATCACTGCTTCCGCTTGCGCTGCACGGTCCAAGAACGCTCCAAGCGTCTGGTTGGTCAACGTCGCAGCAATAGCGTCGGGAGTTATGCCTTCTGGAGCGTTGGTCAGCGGACCAGCGACGGCCAACTCACGCGCTTCAGGACAATAGGGTTTTCCTTTGCAGTACTTGCAAGCGGACTCGGACGGAGTGCGAGGATGTCCAATCTTCTGGATCTGCTCCATGAGGTCGGCAGACTCAGCGATTGCGTTTCGGATATCCGCTGACTCGTAGATTGCGACACTCGGCAGTCCTGCAAGAGGCTGCACGATTGCCACAGTGATGCGGTCGAACGTAAACCCAAAGTTCTCGTCGAGCAGAGCGACCAAGCACCGCAACTGGAGGTTCTCGGCAGCGTTCTCGACTGCGCCACGACCGCTCTTATAGTCAATAATAATCCCAACAGAGCCTACAACGTATATAACGTCTGGCTTACCGCTCCAGAGCTTAACTCCACGGTCGTCGATGGACCACAAACGCTTCTCGCGCCACACATTCGGCTCTTCGGTGGCTTTTGGAAACGTCGCTTTGACCAACTCCAGTTCCTGCTCTCGGCAGCGATCAATGGTCCAAGTCTCGTCTGATGTCAGATTCTCCACCGGCTCCATCGCAAGAGCGGAGTGGATACGGTTCCCAATGGTCGCATCGTGCGTCGCTGCACCTTCTGCGATCTGCTTCTCCAACTGCCAGCTTCCAAGACAAGCAGCGTATCGGCTCGCAGACGATGCGGACGGCAACCCTAAGCGTTCGTCACTCATTGGTCGCTCCTTCCTCGGTCACGGGTTGAGCGTTGGTCTCAACACTCACACTCGGGATGACAACCGGAGGCTCGACAGTCGGCTCCAATTTGGACCGGAAGATGGGCCGAGACGGAGTGATGTTGAGAGCGACTTGCGGTATGGCCTCTTCGTCGTCAGAGATGCCAGAGAACCCAAACGCAATGCGAGCGCATTGGATCAGAGCTTTGTGTCGCAGCATTCGACGAGGGTTAACCTTCCACGGCTCAGTGTTGCGGCTGCACTCGCTGAAATACTCGGTGACCTCTACCGGATGGGTGCGGTTTTTGAGGTAGATGGTAGCTGTGACTGAGTGCGTCTTTCCGTCTTTCTCGTCGGTGGTGAACAGAATGCCGTCAAACTGTGGGTGGCGATTCATAAGCTTGATCCAGCCATCGACCGAGACAACCGGAGTGATTCCACCACTGCGACCGGGGAAGGCGTAGATCTCTTTGGTGAACGGGTTGAGATCGTACTGGTTAGCGACCACCACAAACGCCAAAAGCTCCTCATTGGTAGCCTTTGGCATTAGGGTTGTGCGGAGTGTATCAAGCAGACGTGTCGGCTCCACGCTGAACTTGGACGCCATTACCGCGAGTGCTGACTGCTTCTGACTCGGAATTAGTTCTTTGCTCATATGTCTTCTTTGGCCTCCCCCCGCGCTTTCCATTCGCACGGGCAGTTTCAGCCTTTGCCGGTGAAGATTTCCGTCCCATCTCCTGCGCGATCTCGCGAAGGCTAACGGCAAAAATATGCTGACAGGACGGGCATTTCATCGGCTGGACAGACACTTAACCCAACGTTGGGTTTCCGTCAAGCGGAGAGTTCGTTGGGGAGACGAAGGCTGACATACCGAACGGCTCGGTAATACTGCTGGTTGAGCGTATCGTCGAAATAGCTGGCAATCTCGGTGGTCTCGCCAACTCCGTAAGCTCTCAGCGGAATCCATGCGGTCGCAGCAATAGGCGTGATGAGGTTTGGTTGCGCGTTGGTCGCGTCAAAATTGTAGGCGTTGAAGCCCCTCGATCCGCAGTAACCAGCAAGCGCGGACTGGCTGACGTACCAGTAAGGATTCCCAGACGGATCGTCGGCGGTCTGTGAGACGATACCATTTGCCAAGCAGACGTTGTGCTGTGCTTCGCTGAGATAGAACACCGCTTGACCACCTTCGATGCCGGTGGTCGTCAGGTCTTTCGGGATCTGGATTCCGAGTCTCGACGGTTCAAGATTTCCGCTCCCATCAAAACCATTGATCGGGCAAGCGACTTCTCCCAAGCACAACGGAATCGCTCGCGTCCACGCTCTGACAGTCCACTCAAGCAGGTTCCACAGGTAGGCGGTCTTCGGGATCTTGTGGTAGAAAGCTCCGTTGAGCGTGTAGTTGATCGCGTCAGACTGGACGACGTATGGCAGGTTGAAATACTGATCGGTATCTCGCCAGCGGATCTCGGCTAGATGCGACTGATTGAAGCCGGTGTTTGACGTGATTGATCCAGTCCACGGTGCAAGACCGGCCATCGTCGGAGAATTGATATCTTTGAATATGTCATCAGCGACCAGATCTGGCATTACGGTCGTCGTCTGGACTGGCAATTGAAGCGTCTGATTCGGTTGACCCAAGATCCGCACCGTAGCGTCAATGCCGCCAGCACCACCCCACTTGTTGATCCAGAAATCTGACCCGTGGACATTCTCAATCACGAGATCATTCGGGTCCGTGGAATAGACCCGAGAAAGGTTTGCATCGTAGACGCTCGACGAGAACCCCCACGGTCCACCCACCGGAACATATCCACAGTCAACGGCAGGAAAGTAATCGGAAGCAGGAACCGACAAGTTCGGGAAGACGTGCTTATACCAGCCTATGGAACTCGCTGGAGTCTGGAGATAGTAGATCTTTACTCCTGACGTGTACCGAGTGCCACTCCATCCAGCCGCAGGAGAAAAACCTGCGGCTTGAGATTCCGTCCAAAGCTCAAACTTGTTTGCCGTACGCTCGTAGCTTGGCAGATTGCTCATGGCGTTGGCGTCAAAGTCGATGATGCCAACAGCGGTTGCAGCGCGGACCATCAAGCCAAGCGGTGTCAGAGAGACGCGAGAAACCTTCGCTTCGGAGATGTCCACTTCGTCGTCGTAGGCGTTTAGAAACCCTTCTTCGACCGCAACACGACGGCGCAAAGTCCGCATCGTCTCAAACCAATCTGGCTCGTTTCCAGCAGTCCACGAGGTCGCGGAAAGCGGATTCAATAGATTCTGAGTCCACACTTGCTTCGGATAGACCGTGGAGAAGTAAGCGAGCGTCGGACTGATCTCCCAATATGGAAGCGTGTCAGTGAAGAACACGTTGCAGTCCACTGGATAGATACGAATGCCGGTGTTTCCTTCGACCGTTCGCAGCCCCAACGCACCGCCGATTTGAGTCACTTCAACGCCAATTGACCGCAGTGTCTCAACGAAAAGGTTGGTGTTGCGGAAAACCTTCATGTAGTCCGCAATGACTGCATTGGTCAGCGTGTTGTAGACCTGAACCCTAGCACGTCCCCAACTGAAAATAAGATCTCCAATTGGCGTGTTGGCGTTCTCTGGGTCTCCGTAAACGTCGGAGTACGTCTGCCGAATGTCGAATGGTATGAACGGATCATGCCAGCCTCCCAACGCTCGAAACCATTGGGTCAGTACAAACGGGTTTGCGACGTTGTTTGCTCGCTCTGACCGCTCATGCGCGACGAATGGAGACACGGTCCAATCGTACATCGGAGGGCCACCGGCAAAGTATGGAACATCGCCTTTAAAGAACGGGAAGAAGTACTGACACTGAGATCCACTCGGCCAAGTTGTAGCCCACGTCCCATCGGCTTTGCGTCTGAATGAGCGGCAACCATACGGACTAACTGACTCGCGCTGGCTGGAACCGTCTGGATTCTGCAAGAAGACGGTCGCGGTATTATCGCTGAGATTGTGGACACGCCAGCAATCAAACCGCTGGTAGGTGTTGAAGATTCGGAACTCTCTCGGACCCTTTAGTTCAATCTCGGCAACAGCGACTTTGTGCTTATGGATGCGACCGGGAGGCAGCGTTGGAGCATCAGCCCCAAGACTTCCTCGGACGTATGAGTTCAACGCTCCGTTTTCGTCCCATCCCAAGTGGACATCGTAGATAACCCCATCAACTTCTCGTCTAAGCAGTTCAAAAGAGAAGTGAATCTGCTTCACGTCGCAAGTGAACGACTCTCCTGCAATGGGGTATTTATCGACGTAAATCTGACATCCAGCAGTGTCGAGATGAGCGTTCTCTAGCTTTGAAAGCTCAACGGACGCTTGCGCTTGGTCGTAGTTTTCAAGATACGCCCTCTCAGTCGTCAGCGTATAGGTGTAGGTCACGCCATATGGGACATCTAATCCAAACTCAAACTGACTCGGCTCGTCGTATGGATTCTTTGCTACCTTCGGACTCTTGCCGTCCAAGACTCTGGCGCACTTCTGGTCAAAACGAGCATACAACCCGTTTAGGTTGCGAGCGTTGAACATCCGATACCGCTTATCCAACGCAAACGGCATAAATCAATAAAACCAAGAATCCTCGGAAGTCTGCACCACCGTCGTTCCAACTGGCTGTTTGATTTTCAAGACAGTACCATTTGGCGTCTGCTCAATCGCTTGATCCGGTCCAGCCACAAGCTGGATCTTGCGGACGACATCAATCAGTTGGTTGATTGCGCGAGCGTGTTCTGTCTTGAGTCCACGCTCTGCAACCTTAGCTGGAAGAGAGACAGCCATTAGATCTCGCAATATTGAGCGAAGATCTTAACAACGCTCGAATTGTATGACCTAACGTAAAGAGCCGTATTTACATAAGGAAGAAGAACGAATTGTTGAGGTGGAACCTTCAACCAGTATACTCCAACGTGAGATGCTACATCTCCAACTCCAAGGTCATTCACAAGATCCATATTGAATATAAGGACTTTGTAAGGAAGCGATAAGTCAGCAGTGATGTCCAACAATTCAGACGAAGGTCCGACCTCTTGGGTTTGTTGGCCCATATCGGTTCCGGTCATATTACAGACCGATGTCCACGTCTGAGAATTGATAGATGCGCCATTCTTAGACGCATATAACCGTGCTGACATCTGGATTTCGTCTGCCATAGGTCAGGTGATTAAATCTCGCAGAAGGTGGCTTGAATCGTCACGGCAGAAGTGTCCGCTTTCAAATAAAGGGTAGCGGAAACATAAGGAACAAGCATCGTCTCTCCAGCGGGAATACGCATGGTGTAAGTGCCAGAAACGAATCCAGCCTCAACAAAGTTGGTATTGTCCAGATTGGCAATCAACAGTTTGTACGGACTGGAGACATCAACCGGAACATCCAAAGCCTCAACGGTGGTTCCGATCACTTGAGTCTGTGAACCCATATCGGTTCCTGCCATCGTCGCACTCTTGGTGTAAGTCACACTCGGGAGATACGCTCCGTTTTTCGCAGCGTACAGTCGAGCCGTCATTTGGATTTCGTCAGCCATGTTGTGTTATCAGGTTGGTGGGTTGTAAGGATAAGCGAAAAGATCCCAAGCAGCAAAGGTCCAAGTCTCGTTTCGTTCAACTTGGTTGGTCTTGATAATCAGCGATGTCGAATCATTGGTCTTTAACCAAGACCAGACGGTCCCATCTGGAGTCAGATTCGGGTCAACAGGTGGTTTCGGCATCACCTGCTTTACGATATCTGGGAAGTCGTTTCTAATTGCAAGAATTTCTCCGCTATAGACAGAAGAAATGATCGGAGGAGTTGCAGGAAGACCGTTTCTTGCTGAATATGTAGAAATCTTGGTAAGAGAGACTCGGCTCGTTTGGAAACTGTCTTGACCCCTCGAAAACCTCAGAACCAATTGATGAGCGAGCGGAAATTGAGATATCGGAAAGATTTCAGCAGGTGTTGTAACATCTTTTATCGTTACAGAGTTAAGCTTGTTGTTCTTTGGATCTTCACCAGCAAGCTTAATTGCTGCATAGTAATCTGCCTCAGTGATGTTTACTGAAGCGTATGTTTGAACCCATTTCTTAGCTTCTGCTCGGACGTAAGGGAGCGCAAACAGAGGGGCGTCAATGTATTCTGTGCGAAACTCAAATCTTACTGAAGGCTCCTCTGCAAATATGTTAACAGGTTGAAGAGGAGTGTTTGGATCAGTTAATGATCCAGCAAACGTGACAGTTGCTGTTGAATATGGTCCATCTTCGTTGATCTGATATTTTCCGCCAGCAGCAACCCAGTCAGCAGAAGCGGCGCGGAGAGCATCTTTGCTTCCACGGTAAGTGTAAGTAATATAACGACCAGTACCGTCTCCATTATTGTATTGTCGAGAGACTTCAATGTATCCAGTTGCAACTGGTACAATTGTATTTGTTTTGATCGTTGCCATATCAGTCTCTGGATATTACTTGAGCAGTCTTCTCGGTTGATTTTGCAATAAGCTTGAGTTGCAATGTCTGTTCAACTGCTTGCTTGATCGCCGTATCTTGCTGACTCTGGAAGCCAGTAAAACCACCAATGCGAGCGAGTGAATCTTGCGCTCCACCAAGAGCAAACTTTTCTCCTCTAATGGCGGCAAGAATCATCTCGGGAGGTATGAATCTATCTCCAGCCTTTCCAGTTGCACTTGATACAGCCCCAGATTTTGCGGCAGAGTTTTGACCGAGTAGTCGAGAAGATCCAGAAGCAAGATCTAAGATCGTTGCAGCCGGTGCAATTGAAAGCTTGGATGCAAATGCGGCAGCTTTACCAGCCGCAGTCATTTTGAACAACCCAAAAGCAATATCTGCAATGTTGTAAGACGCTTTAGCAGCTTCTATTGATTGAACTTGAGTCTTCTTTATCAACAGATCCATTTGATCGTTGAATTTCTCAATTGTCTTTATGTCTTCCGCTTTGAAGAGATCAATTGGACCCAAGTCTTTGACAGTTCCAGCAGCCATTGCTGCCTTTGTAAGCTTTAGGCCAAGCAGGTCAGCCGCAGCGGCCATCATGTCCGCATTGTTTCTGTTGGAGTTGAGAGTCTCGCCAAGCTTCATCAAGACCTGCTCGCTTCCGAGAGATCTGTCAGAAAGAAAAGCGACTGACATACCAAGCTTCTCAAAAGCCGCTCGTTGCGCTCCGTCTGTTGAGAGTGCGGCGGTTCTTGCGTCATTGATTCTACCAATCGCGCTAGCTACAGCTTCAAACTTCACGCCGTACAGCTTCGCTGCCATCTCTAGCTTTTGAACATCGTCAGTTGATATGTTCAACTGTTCTGCAAGTTCACCAACCCGATCAGCGGCTTGTGCCACCGAATGGGCAAAGCTCGTAACTGCGGCAACAGATAGAGCCGCGCTAAGTCTGCTTGTGACTGCGTTCTTGAAGCTGTTCCCAAACTTCTCACCAAGACCTTGAGCGCGTTTGAGGCCCATCTCAAATGCAGTCGAGTCGACGCCCAACTTAACGAGTAGAGAGAGAACGCCCATTTTAAACCTCTTGCTGGCTCTGCCAGATTGCTTCGCTTCTATCGTCCCACAGTTGAACGTGTCCCATCATCTCGGCGTGAGCTAGAATCAGCCTTTCCGCATCGCCAAGGGGCATCTGGATCGCATCGTCAGGAGCAATGCCGATGTTGAGACAACCAACCAAAACTCGCTCGGGCCACGGCATGGCAGGAGTCTTTGACTTGCTTCCGCTCTCCATCAGCACTTCGGGAGCGGTCGATTGCTCTTTCAACCAAAGCTGGAACTTGTCGGACTCAGCCAGCAAGTTGAGCTTGGCGATTCGCTTTCCCCACAACCACAAGACAGGACCGTTCCACCGAGACTTGATGGAGAGGATAGCTTCCAACGGAGACTGTGAGCAAACGGTCACAGCCTCTACTAGATCGGTTGGTGCGATCTCTCCGCCCATGACAAACGGAGAGCGCAACCGTTGCAGCACGATGGCGTGTCCTACGGTGTATGGAACAAGTCGAACCCCAAGCACAACAGGTGCTTGAGGTCCAGTCTCTGACAGGATCTTTGCAAGATCGGCCACAGATTACAGCGTGAACGTCGAAGCGTTACCAGTCAACGCGCTCGCGTCCAAATACTTGGTAACCGTGACGGTAACCATCACCTTACCGCTGCTGGTAAATTTGACGCTGCCACCACCGGCATAAACGTAATTTCCGTCAATCGACCCACCGCCAATAGTCACGCCGTCGCTGGAAGCAATCGTCGCATAACCATTAACAGCAGGGAGACCAGCGGCAAACTTTGCTTGAGCGAAGCTTGCAGCGGACGGAATAAACGTCACGTTAAGCGAAATGCGCTCATTGGCAGACACCTGAGCCACAACCTCACCGGCAGAGTTTTTGATCTGCTCGACATCAGCCTCATGGGTCGCGTCGTAGCTCTCAATGGTGCTGATTGCTCCAGTCGTCAGAGCGACTCCAGCAGGAGTGTAAAGCGTTATGGTTCCCTTTGCGCCATAGACTAGCGCGAGTCCTTTTGAAACTGCCATGTTGTGTTAGGTGTTAAGTGTTTGCGTTTGCTGCTGCAAAGATTGTCATCGACCGCGAAAAAGTTCTAGCCCTTTCGCTGGTATCGTTCACTCCAAAATCGGTCGGAGTTGCAAAGAAGGCGGTGAACCCGCCAGACGGGTCATCATCTCCGGTGTTCAGATCCGAGATGTTGTCATCGACGAACAGCGGTTGGAGAATGTTTTCAAACGCTGCAACGGTCAGCAGAGCGTCAGATTCCGAGGTGTCGTCAGCGGACAACTGAAGCGTTGCGGTGACATCAAGCTCGCAAGTGCGGTCAATCGGATGGACCGGAACCGCAGTCGAAGAACGGATCACGATGCGCGGGAAGTCGGGCATTCGATCTTCCAAATCAGGATCGTTGAACGCGCCGTGTCCGTAGCTGGTAAGACAAGCGGGAGTCCCAAGCGGAGACGCTGACCAGTCTTGAGCAGCCAGCCAATCGGCCAACGCTCGCTCTGTACGCATTGCAACGCCATTCATTGAACGACAATTCCTTTCGAATCGGACCCGTCAAACGCTTCGGCCAGCTTGGAGGCAATGTGGATTTCAAGCTCACGCGCTTCGTCGTCGTAAGCTTGTTGCATCGCTTTCGAGTAAATGCTCTCCACCTTGCCGATCTGATCGTCAGCAAGACCGATATTCATCCGGACGTGAGAAGACGGGTTGAATCCAGCCTTCGCGTTGTAAGCGTAGGCTGAAGATCCACGGTGCATTGACACGTTCTCGTAAGGCAGACCGTACTGGTTGGCGAGATTGACCAACGCTTGATTGGCAGCAACGGAGCGAACTTGAGCGGAACCCTTCTTGGCTCGTCGAGTTCCGCCAAATTGCTGGAACGAAGGAGAGAGCTTCTTGATTCCCTTAGTCACGCATGACTTGAGGTAACCAACGGAACCAGCAGCGCGACGGCGCAACTTGGCAGCAGCCTTCTTCATGTCTTCGCCATACAAGCCCCTATTGCCAGCCTTCGCGTTCTTGGCTTGAGCGATCAGGTGTACCAAGCGCAATTGCCGAGATCGACCAACATGCTTTCCGGTCTTCTTGTCGAATCGCTGACCGCCAATCGGTCGGTTGTAGTAGTCAAGAATCTTGTTCCGCGCTGCTTGCGGAGACTTCGGGGGCAGCAAGCAATACAACCGCAGCATCAGGAAGAACGTGCGAGCATTGACCGCATCAGCCAGCGATCGCTTGGTCTTCGGCAAGTATTCCTTCCAAGCCGCATCAAACCGCGACGTATCGACTGTGACCGTGGGCCTCATTTGGTCTTGGACCCCAGTTCAAGAACGTAATATGCACCAGTTCCGTCGCGCTTGGCGGACAAGATCCGCAGCGTTCGACCATCGTATGTCAATGTGCGACCCACCACCGGAATAATCTTTCCAAACGTCAGTTGCAGAGCGTCGGTGTTCTCTTGCGTGATCAAGCTTCCGTTCTCTTGCAGGAGACGGTCAGCAGTCGATCCAACGTCAGCACTCCAGACGGTCGCGTCTACGGTCACCAGCGTCGAGTCAGCCAATCGCCAGTCGGCCAGCTTGACCAGCAGACGGACCTGCACGTTGTCCTGAAACCCACCGTTGACGACGTTATTGGCGTCAGTGATCGCAGCAGGAATGCAGCGGACGAGCGAACCCTGCCAGATGAACGATGGATTCCCCATCGCTCCCTGAAGGACCGTCATGCCCAACTGAAGACTGGTTGCAATTAGGTTCACGCCGTGAAGTAGACGCCAGAAACAATTAACCGTGAAGTTGCTTGAAGATGACCCGCCAGACTGCTGGTCACGCCAGTTTCAAACGCTGAAATCTCCAAATAATTTGTCCCACCAATAATGCGCCCAATGATCATCGTTTTGGCTTGGTTGGTTCCATTTGTCAGCCAAACGGAAACCGCTGTCGTGTAAGTGGCGGCATCTGGAAGTGAAAGCCGCAATGCACCAGAAGCAGTTCCAGTGACCGAATTGACAGTAATATCGGCGGTAAAAGTACAAACAAATCCGATCGACGTATGGCTAGCCGTATTGACCGAGAAAGCAAACGTGCGACCACCACCGGAATCCACCAGTGTGGGAACCCACGTTGACGGAGCCGTATCAATAGGAAGATTTCCGTACAACTCATCAAAGTTGGCGTTTGCTTTGATCCACGATCCACGGAGCGTGTCTCCGGTGTTGTCGTTGGCGGTTGTACCCGTGTTGATGACTTGTTGAGCCATGGTTCAATCTTTCGGCAATGCGTACCAACCCTCGGACAGCGTTATACGACTCGTAGAGCGAACAGAAACACCATCTGCTCCTTTGACCCAAACTCGCGCTTTGACTGTCTCAGCAAGCCTTACCGGCTCACCATGAGGGACGTAAACAACGCGAGTGCCACAGCCACAGCTACCCACCAGCGCGGCCAATGCGATCCAGAAGCTTTGCTTTAAGCTCTTTGTCTGGTTTCGCATCTTCAACGGTGGGAGGAGTTTTTGCCAGACCAGTCAGCCACTTCAAAATGGATGCCACGATCTGTTCGATGATGTTCACTCGGTTTTCTTCTTGTCCGCATCTTTTGCGGCGATCAGACCGAAACCAACCGTAACTGCGGCAATTGTCGCAGTAAGATCAATGTTGGTAGCGGGGTCGCCGTCGAACAGTGCTTTGAGCGCACCACCCACGGCAACCATGATCGCACCAACACCAGCGAGGGTCGTTTTCCAGTTCATTTTTTGACGGCTTTGTAGAGTCCAATTGCAGCGGCGATGAAAGCCAACACAGCGGCCCCAAGCTGGAACCACTGCGTTAGCTGCGGGATAAACGAGACCGCACCAGCAGCGGCGGCAGTTGCGAGCGAGATTCCAACTCCACTTCCGTTGTTGGTGCTGTCTGTTTGCATGGGTTACTGAGGTTGAGCGGCAGACTTGATCTTATCGACCAGCGGCAAAGCGACGGCAGCGTTAGCAAGACCACCGGCTTTGACCGCGATGTCGATCAGAGCGATCAGGTTATTGGCTTCGGTTTCGTTCAGCTTGATAGTGATTTCCATATTAGGCGACGGGAGCTTCGATCACCGGAGCAGGAAGCGCAACAACAACCGGAGGCAACCACGGCAGCGGCGGAGCGATGATCGGCGGATTCACCTGATCAGCAATCTGCTGCGTGACGTTCGCTTCGATGGCGGTCTTGTTTGCTCCATTGGCGAAGCACCAGCCGATGACTTGAGCTTCGGTCAACTGATCGTACGGCGTGAACGAACCACTCGGCGGAGCGAACGACGACGAGCCGTAGCAGGTGCCGCTGTAGGTGCCATCGGTGCCGTTGCATCGCCAGTCGGCGGTGATGACGACATCGGTGAGACTGCCTTCAACGGGCTTAACGAGAAGGCGTTCGATGATCCAAGAGAGGGTAATCATGGTCGTATTGGTTTATAATTACAGAGCAATGCGGAGGAATGACCAGAAAACAGTCTGAGTAGTCGCAGAAGTCTGCGTAATTTGGACATCAGATCCAGACAATGTAATCGTAAGATTTGTTCCGTTGTTTGCCACAACTCGACCTGCACTTCCGTCCCATATTACAGTTGCAATAGAGGATAATGCTCCAACTGATCCACTGCCAGCAACCATAGCGACAACTTCATAACGACCACGGAGCGAGGCCGTAATTGAGAAAATCGTTGTAGCAGTAGAAACAAGTGCAGAAACGCTTCCATTTGCACTTCTTGCACCTCCAAGAACAAGCGTGGTTGCGTTGGACGAACTTCCAGCAACCCCCGTCGTCCCCACCAACAGATTCCCGCTCGCATCGAGCGTCATCGCGGCATTGCCAAACGCAAACGTGGTTCCAGCTAAACCTGTTGGAGCGTTTAGCCAGTAATGCGCTCCGTTAAAAATGTCGTAACCAGCAGCAAGTCCATTCGCTTTGCGAGTGTAGTTTGTGCCATTTCCGAACGCATTGGCAAAAATTCCAGCGGTTTGATTTGCAGGCTGAGAAACAAGACATCCAGATCCGATGTCGATTGCCTTGAAAGTAGCCGCCCACGCACTCGGCGTAACCCCCACGCCGACGTTGCCGGAGCTATCAATCCGCATCATTTCCGTCGCACCAAACTTGAAAATCAGCGGATTTACAAAGGTTGCAGAACGAGGAACAGACAAATTCCAACTACCACCGTAAGCCGAAAGCGTTAAAGCAGAAGACGCGGCTGGGTCATTGGCTTGGTTATCGACATAAATGGTTGTCTGTGACGCTTGGCTGGTTCCAATATGCAGCTTGTAGGAAGGACTCGAACCAATCCCCAGCCCCGTGGAGTTCAGGGTCATGGCGGTGCCGGCGACTCCGCCGACGTTGGACCATGTGGAAGTTCCGTCCGACGAGATTACATACTTGTTCGCGTAGCTGCTACCGGGAGTCTGAAACCGCAAGTCTCCGTTTGAGAACCCGAAATAACCAAACAAACCAGAGTTGTCGGTGAATGAGAGATAGACATCGTTTGAACCAGTCCGCTGCATCAACAACGGAACAGCGACAGTTCCAGAAATATGAAGCAGATTCCCAGCAGCCGGACTCGCCGTCCCAATACCCACCCGATTGTTCGTCGTATCGACCTTCAGGACGTTCGTCTTGACCGTCAGATCGCCGGTGATGGCGGCGGAGGCGAGCGTGGCGGTTGGAGACGTGGCGAGAAGTTGATTCAGCGTGACCTTTTTGGTCGTTCCGGTCGCGGCCATCGACGGATCGGAAACATCGACGATAACCATTTGATCAAGCACCGGATCGGTGATGGTTCCAATGCTCGTGAGGGCCGTTATCTTAGAGTCTACCATATGTCAGGAAGTTAGTCTGTGGAGAGTGAGAAAATGATCTTAGAAGTGCCGTCCTCTTGCAGAACGAATGACGTGCCGTCCTCCTGCAACATCCAACGGTCCATCGCAGGATATGCGACCTCAATCGCATCATCCGACGTGGACAGTTGCAGTGAGAGCGCGAGTGTCATCAGGTGGTGGCTCGAGCGAAGTAGGCGATAACCGAACCACTAGTCAGCGTAAAGCTGGAAATCTTACCCACGATGGTGATACCAGCCGGAATGGTGGTTCCGCTCCAAGTGCCGGTGATACCAGTGCCAGCAATGGACGAAATCACGGTTGCGGTGATAGTCTGGATTGCAATGTAACCGCTCGTCTGAGCGGATGTTCCAGTGACCAGAGTAAAACCCTGATGACCCATCGAATCCTGCGTTGCTAAATCGGTCTGGTAAGCCATTTTGAAATCTGATTAGAGGGGAGACTGCCGGACATTTCCAGCAGCCTCCCCAATTTTAACGGTTAACCTTTACGAACTTTCGGTGCTAAGGCTCCCTGAATGAACAGGACAAGCTTGCCTCCTTCGGGGACGTTCGCAGTGTTGAAGTTGTCGCGCTGGAGAGACGCATCAATCTCGGGACCAGAAACCAGCTTACTCTTGCCGTTCTTGTCCACTGCAATAGTAGTAGCGAGACGCATATCTTTTAGGATTAGGCGGTCACCAGCACAGCACCCTGCGTAGTGTCGGCAGCGGCCGCACCAAACATGATGTCGTAAGAAGCCATATGCGAGCGGGTCGCACGGCTATACCACACAGAGAGCAGCGCGGTCAGACCGTTATTGGTCGTCACAGAACGCTGTTCGATGAACTCTCCAGCAACCATTCCAACCGGCAAACCGGAGGCAATGGCAATCGCGTCAGGACCACAAACAAAACCAACGGTATTGGCAGTCGCGCTTGTCCAGCGGTTATTCTCGCTAATCAGATCGAATCCAAACTTGCCATTCGCCAACTGAGCAAGACGAGCGTCAGGGAAGAACGAACCAGCCGCAGAGAACTGGAGACGAGCCAGATGTCCACCATCAAGAATCAAGTTCTTGCTGCGGAAGTTCTTAGCAATAGCCAGAATCGGAGGCAGATCCGCCGTGTCAAAGTTGGCAGCAGTGCCAATGGTGGTCGCGGTTCCAAAGTTACCAGCAACCATCAGCGCGGTCAGGACATCGCTGATACCGTAAGCGAACAGATCAGCGGAACCCTGAGCCAAGTCAGCCAAAGCAAATCCCTGATTCAACTCCTGCTGAGTAACACTGAAGTTCTTGGAGATCTGGTTAACAGTCACCGAGGTAGCGGCCAACGTCGAATCGTTGTTGCTTTCCCAGTTCGTCGGGTTGGTCTGAGCAGCGGTGCCAGTCGTATACTTTTTGACCTGAACCGTAGCGCGGGGACGGAGATTATCCAGACCCACGGAACGGCTGAAACCATCGACCATCGCAAGCTTGGTTGCAGCGACAGTGATGATAGCATCAGCGAGATAATCGACAACCAGACCAGAAACGAAAGTATTCGCATTCTGGGGAGCAAAAATGCTCTGCTGGCGCATAAGTTCGCTGTGATTCTCAATCAGGAACTTGCGGCGATCAGCACCAGCGCGGAGGCTCTTATGCTTCTCCAGCAGCGGGTTGCCGAGGTTCTCAATGACGGGTCGCACCGGCTCAGGAGCAGGGGCGGCGGCGGGAGACTTCATGGAAGCCTCCAGAGCGGAGAGCTTAGCCATAATCGAAGCAAGATCGACGGAAGCAGCAGGAGCCGCAGCCGCCACAGTAGTAGTGTCAGACATGGTTGTGTCGGTGTTGTTGTGTGTTGGTTGCGGCGTGTTGGTCACGCCAGCCTCGCCTTTAGCGTTGGTGCTATCGGTCGAAATCTTGTCAGACGGTTCTTCCGTCTGTTGAGTTTGAATATACAAAGCGCGGAACCAATCTCGACCAGTAGGGCCGCCATAAAGATTGGTTTCAACGTTTTGAGCGGAGTTTTCATGATAATCTAAGAAAGACTCGTTGTCTCCCCACCAATCAACAATCTCTTCGACAAGATCGTCATCGGGAATCTGTCCGTCAGCAATCGGCTTAACTTTAGCAACAAGCTCTTTGGAAATGGTGTCAGCACCATAACCATCGGCAAGTTGCTGAATACCTTTGTTGATTGAATCGCGAACCGATTGTGGAGCTTTAGGGCTTACGGCTCGCGGATGCCATTTAGCAGCCATTGCAAGTTGTTTCACGGGTTTATCGCACAGACCAAAAACAATTGCTTCAGGGGTAGTGAACCAAGTTTCAGCCTTCATCGCAGCGCGGATAGACTCAGGAGACTTTCCGGTCTTCTTGGAATAGACTCCAACCAGCACTTCAGCGTGTTGATCCAGAGCATCAGCCATTTTCCGCATATCCTCGGAAGTGCCAGAAGCCATTCCAGACGGATCGTGAATCATCATCAGAGCAGCATCAGCCATCTCGACGCGATCACCGGCAAGAGCAATGATGGAAGCAATCGAAGCCGCAATGCCAACCACTCGGGTGGTCACAGGAGCTTTGCGACCGCGCAATTGGTTATAGATACTGAGACCATCCCATACGTTGCCACCGGGAGAATTGATCTCAACCAAGAGAGGACCATTCCCAACTTCAGCGAGAACGTCAGAGAACTGCTTACCAGATAGACCGTTACCACCAAACCAATCTTCGCCAATCTGGTCAAAGATCTGAATGGTGGCAGTCTCACCAGCGGAAGCCGCAGGAGCGTAATAAAGCCAATTTGATTTCTTGGTGAAGCTCATTCGGTTTTCTTGGCTCGAGACTTGCGCTGCTTTTTGACTGAGGCGGTCACTTCGGTTTGATCAACAACAACGGGTTGTGATCCTCCTTCAGATGGCGCAACTGGAGACGGATCGTTAGGCTGAACGTATTGCGTGTCAATAGCGGGTGCAGCAGCAGCCGATGGACGCTCTTTTTGAATCACCGAAATCTCAGAGACATCAACTCCGTATTTGTCAGCGAGTTGACGCACAAACAAAGCTTGCTGCGCCTTAGCCTCAAGAGCAGAACGCCAATCAAGACCTCGCGCTCCATAGACTTCATCGTAAGTCACAACACCGGCTTCAAGCTCTGCAAGTTGAGCCGCCGAGTTGCGGCCAACGTCAACATTGGGTGAGCGCGGAGCAGTGATGGAGACCTCGTACCAGTCGGACGGAGCGTCATTCAAAGTCGGATCGCTCTTGATCGCGTACTCCATAACGTATTCGTAAATACGACGAGCAGCAGAAGCCATTACTTGATGACGCGAGCGGAACCAGACAGCGGACATATCTAACGCTCCGCGATAGACCGTTCCCTGCATGGACTCGGGATAGACCAGAACGTAAGGAATACCGACACCAGCGCAAACCTTCTCGGTCAATTGCCGCCAGTACTCCCGCATATTGACACCGGGACGCTCGGTGGCGAACTGCTCAAAAGAATCACCGTTCTTAAGAACTTTAACAGAAGAGCCGAAAACCTGCTCGTAATAGGTTTCAGCAGTGTTAGGAGTGACATTTGCACCGATGCCAGCGCGGAGACTGGAAGCTTGGATCTCTCCACTTACAGTCTTAACGATCTGAGCGACAGAAGCACCAAGCTTGCAAGCCTCCATCTCTAGCTTCTGGAGGTCGTCAAGGTCGTGCAGGTCATTGATAACAGCAGAGACAAACGGGAGTCCGCGAAGCTGTGCAGGACGGTTAGGCTCAAAAATGTGTACAACCGAATCCGCAGGAATGGAGCGAACGTCAGTCAGATTCCCCTGCGTTTTCTCGCTTCCGATGAAATAAGCAACAGCACGTCCCGTTTTCGGGTCAAACCGGATACCGTCAAACACGGTCAGGTCAGACTCCATACCCACCGGAGTTGCGATGGATTGAGCCTCAATCAACTGGAGTCGTGGCTTTCCGCTCTCTCCACGGGTTAAAAGAAGAAAAGACTCACCATCATAGAACCACCCACGGGCAGCTTGACCCATCAACGTCGAGAACGACTGACGGCTTCCGATGTCGGGATATCTGCACCAGATATCAAACCACTTCTTAGCCTTAAGATTCCAAGCGGGATCGCTAGAAGCAGGTTGAACAGAGAACGAAGAGCCAACTGTGTATGACTCAAACAGATCCCCCAACCTGTTCATTATCGCGTTGTTCTGTTCAAAAAAACGCGACTTTCGGACAATGGCTTGTCGGGTCGAACTGGTAACGTCAAAACGAGCAGACGTGTAAGACGTGTCCAGATACGAACGACGCAAAGACTGGCTCGCCCCCTCGTACTTGTTAGCAGGAGCAGCAAAGAGCTTCTCTCGGATGGTTGCTAGGATTCCCATTATGACATCCGAGTGGTAGGCTCTCGACGGAACTGAGTGAAGTCTCCGTAGTAACGAGTGGTCGCAATCAAGATTGCACCAATCATCTTGTTATAGATCTGGAGATCAGTCGGGCTGGTGATTCCATCGCCAGACAACAGCGTCACAGCGTAGTCGTAATCTCCCAACAAAGATTCCCACATTTCCAACATATCAATTGGAGTCGCTGTTCCTTTACCGGGTTCAGCGAACTCCACAGAAACGTCACTGCTAGAGGTCTGTCTGACAATCTGACCGGACTCTTGCGAGTTAGCCGAGACTGTAAGCTTAGAGGTCAACGCTTCCAGCAGCGTCAAAGAGCCTCTGCTCGCGTAGGTGGTACGCAAGTAAGCTCGCTTTGTCGCTACTGTGTAAGTGAACACTTGCGCGGACTATCCACAGAGCGGTGAGTCTGTCAACCACCAGAAATCTCTGCGGTGCTGGATGCCAGATCATTCCACAACATCACCATTGTTAATTGCATAAGCTCGCAGTCGTGCAAGTGATCGGGCCAGCGAGTGTTTCGCTTGAACCAGAGATGTTTGATTCGACCCGCTCTGTTAGCCGTTGGCTTTAGAATGTGGGAGTCCAAATGCTTCCAGTATGTGTCAGCATCAGCCGCAAATGCCCCTTCAGCCTCTAGCGGTGCTGGCAGGCTACAGACAGTCCACTGATTAGATTCAGAGCCTTTACGGAGCCGCTGGAGAACTTCACGCATATGCTCAGTATCGAACACCAGCAGCGGTTGGACCGCATCGGTTCGCATTGAGGTTGAGGTTGAGATGCCGAATGGATGGATTGCTCCTGTCTTGCTGGTGAATCGCGCTCCGGTCTCTCGACCTTTCATTGGGAGCCAACCAATAAGCATTGGCTTTCGGAGTCCTCCTTCTGGTGGATACCTGAGACCGCATGGGTAGGTTATTGGGTTGTTGGAAGTCTGCGAGAACTCAGCGCAAGCATCGTATACAGCCTGAGAGTTGAAACCAGAGTCAATGCCAACGTCCATATCATGCACGTTGTATTGCAACTGAACCCGTCGAAGAGCGGCAAAATCGTCAGCATGACCGGCAGCGACAAGACGCGAGTTACCTTTGCTCCACTCTCGGCAGACCCACCAAATGAACGGAGCAGCGGCTTGAACGTCGGCGGTGAGATAGCGTCTTGCTTCTGGCAGACCGGAGTCGGAAACAACCTCGACTCGCTCTTGCTGACTCTCTTGGTTTTCCCACGGTTCAGCCAACATACCATTGATAAACCCCTGCAAACCCATAATGGACGCTTTGGCTTCCAAGAATGAGACAGCTAGATGACCCCAAGTGCATTTTCGATCAGGACTGTAAAGGCTCGACAGGTGGTAAGAGCGAACGCTAGGGAGGCTCGCTTGATTCTCAGAAATCCACTTGCCGTTGCGTAACCCAGCGACCTTCTGGCTGTCAGATATATTTCCCTGACAAAGTTGGCAGACGTAGTGAGCCGATGACCTAATCTTTTGCCAATCAGGTCGTCCGTCTTCGGTCTTGGCGTTGTCCCAAGTGACTTGTCTCCACTCCAGCTTGATGTATTCGGAACAGTGCGGACACGGGATGTAATATCGTCGCTGATCGCCCCTCAAGAATCGCTGCCAGATTCGACCCTCTGAGGTTGTAGGAGTGCTGGTAAAGAAGGCTTTCGAGCTTGAGAACGCTTTGAGTCGTTGCTCTGCGAGGTCCAATGCATCGGCTTCTTTGGCTGTCGCCTCTGCGAACTTGTCCACTTCATCAGCGACCAAGATTCTAACGGGACGAGACGCTAGATTTGCCGGTGAGTTTGACCCCACAAAGGTCAACGTGCAGCGGTCGAATTGCTGCTCCAGATTCGTCATCTGGTCTTTGTCCGCAGGGAATCGCTTTACCAGCGCGGGACAGTCTTCAAGCATTGGGAGCCACCGAGACTTGCTGAAGCTGCGAGCGAGATTCTCGCTTGGCATCAACCACAAAGCGGGACTCGGTTCGGTGTCGATAGCCCATGCAAGACCGGCCATGAGCGTCGTCGTCTTGGAGGTTTGAGATCCCCAACACAACGTGACCTCAGACACTGACGGATCTTTCCAGCACTCCAGCGGCTCGCGGCAATAGGGTCTCACTGCCGTTGAGAATGGGCCGGGATGCTCAGTCTGCCGTTGAGTCAACGTGAGGTTTGACTCTGCCCATTCCACCACAGTCTGCCATGGAGAAGGACGGTAAATCTGGCGTCTGAACTCTAGGATTTCACGCTCAAGATCGCGCATCAGAAAAGCTCGGTTTGATTGTCCACGATGCGGTGCCCTTTGGCATCGCTCATGTTCAAGAATGCCATACGTTCCTCAACTCCATCCCATAACTTGTTACGCAACTGCACGTTGCAACCCCACGTTGCGTTCTCATTGAAGATCTCAACCATCAGCACCATACCGTCAGGCTCCAAGTGCAACACTCCCCAAAACGGAAGCTTTGTGTGCTTGGTGATATCAAGAGCGGCTTGGAGCTTAGACCATGAGATCATCCATTCGTTGCTGTAGGTCGATTGCAGCTTCTCCAGTCCGTAGTTCCGAGATTTGACCTCGTAGATTCCGGTAATCGTGCTGGTGTTCTGGTTCCAGATGAACCCGTCAATGCGCGATGGTTTGTCGTCTGCAATCGGTAAGAACCGGAGAACGGTGTCACGCTCAATGGCTCGCAGCGCGATCTTGTTCTGACGGAGAGCCTCCAACCCTCGCGGTTTCTGGCAGTTCAAGATTTCCATGGGTCCGTCTGGTGTAACGTCTTCAAGCATACATCCTGCACCCATCGCTCTAGCTCGTTCTCGGCGTGTTCTGGGTCATGCGGTGCAATGCGACCGGCAAGCTGTTTCGGCATACTCTTGAGCAACTGAGCAACCGCTCCGTCATGGTCCAGCATCGCCTTCTTGACCCAATCGCCAGACACTAACTTGCGCTCACGCTCTGCGAGGTCCAGAACGTCTTGACGCGCTGAGATCAAGTTCTTGGCTGCCGTGGAATGCACCGAGACCATGCGGCCAGCATCCAGAGATCGCGCTCTGAGGCTTTCAACTGCTAGGCCATAAGCGGCGCGTTCAATCTCCTTTTGCCGCTCATACGCCCCTTGTGGCGTGTCGTTGGCTACCTGCGAACGGTCAACCTTCTCTTCGGCTTCCGGTGGTCGATACGGTCCATCTAGAGGCTCTGAGCGAATATGGCTCGCTTCGATAGCCGCTTTGCGACGTTGAGCCGATGACCCACGCCAAGCGTCGGCGGCCTCCGCTGAGTCCAAAGGCATACCCTTTGAAACCAACTGAGAGACTCGACCTTTGGTTAGACCGCTGTGTTTGACGTACTCGCTTTGGGTCATCGGAGAGTTTCGGGAAGATATTCGGATTTCGATTTCAGAAGGTCAGCCAAACCTTTGGCAATCGTGCGTCGAGCAGGGTTGTCGTCATCATGGGCGTAATGCGCGGCCACCAGATCGCAAGTGGTGCGATTTGCGCGGATCTGAGCGAGATGCCAACGCAGTGTGTGATGCCCAAAATTAAGCATGACGTATTGTGCAGCGTTTGTCATTAGTGGTGCGTTTATAATACAATAGCGAGTTTGATCGCGGAGAGAGATCGGTCCCGCGCGATCACC